CGAGAGCGCTGTAGCGTTTCCCATTTGGAAATGTAACTCTCGAATAAATACAGTTTCTGTTCCGTGGTATATTTAGTGACCCCCACAGAACCTCTTGGAGGCTCATCAGTAGACTCGTTTGATGAGACGAGGAGTGTTGCTGTTAGTCTCCTTAACTTCGTAGCCACGCGGCATAGTAGCGTCCTCCAGCATCTTGAGGCGTTCCTCAAGAGACTCTATTGTGTGCTGTTCAGCCTTTTGTACGGAAGTCATGTAATCCGATGCCTGCACATAATACATAGTTGCATTGCTAGGGACGGAACCGAAGACAGATCCACCGACCCTATTTTCAGTAGTCCCATTTTGAGCGTCATATGCAGTGTAATACAAGTCTCCCGAACCAGCAAAGGATCCAGGTGTTTTCCAGTAGCAAATGCTCATGGCCTCCATACCTCCCAAAGAGAAGTTGAAGTATATGGCATAGACAGTGGAATTTGAGAATCCCGTATCGGCGGCTGCAATGGACAAAGTGAGCACTCCATTGTAACCTCCGTCGGTCATTCTCAAGGTCTGATCAGCAGTGGCTGAGCCGATGCCAACAATCCTACGAGTGTTGAGTAGGCTTGATGGATTCAACGACATCACTTTATCGTAAAACAGAATGTCGTAATGAACGTATATGAACCCAATGTTCCCAGGGTTGTCTGTGGTCAGTTGCACAATCTTGACGATGGCTTGAACAGTAAGTCTGTTTTCGTCCTGAATGTCTGGCTGAATGTAAAACTCGTGCTTATTGTCTTCAGGTCGGACCGTATGCTTCGCCTCTTGATAATAAGGGGTGATGACGGCTCCTTTAGAGGACATCAAAGCTGTAGTGTACTGGAGTGTTCCGCTACCACCTGGGATCCTCATCTCTGGATCACACAGGTGGGTTAGTAATATGGTGCCATCATGGGAAGTCCCAACATTCTGAATATATTCAATGGTGATGGAATTGTAATGGAACTTGGTCCACAGAGAGGCTTCAACACATACTCGCGTGTTGAGTACACTAAGAGGATTCAACGGCATGTTGAATATTGGAGTATTAGCAGTAGAACCAGTGGTGACAACGCCCCAGAAGTCTGTGCCTTTCATACGCAAAGCATCTCGTCCCCTAAATTTAGTCAACTCTAAAGTGCTCTTAGAAGGGCGCACTTGGTGAGTGAAGCGGACAGGGACTGACTTGGGCAATGGCCTTGCGATATTTCGAGGTTCTCGTTTCTGTTGTTTCGGCTTTGGCGCAGCTTTGGTCTCCTTCTTGGCTACCTTCTTGGCTTCGCGCTTTTCTGCCTTGCGTGTGCTCTTTGATTTGGACATGGCAATATCAGCGATTTTATTGACGGCTGCTGTGGCAGCGACAGTTGCAATCTTCTCCATCTCCGAACCAAGAGCTTCGACTATCCCGCGACGGGCAAGTACGCCGTAATTTTGTCTAACAGTGGGCGCGCGGTATGCATCGATTAGCCTGACTATAGGCTAGCTATCCACAATGTAGTCGGGTCTACCAGCGGGCGATGGCGAACATGTTTGTGTATCTCGGGAACCATGCTGTATTTTATCAATGTCTGATGGAGGCTGTCTGGAAGGGCAGCGGCCATAGCATCGACGTTGTAGCAGGTGCACTCGATAGACGTTCCGACGATGTAGGGGCCAGTCGCTAAAATGCGCTGTGTGAGCAACTTATCATTTGTGAGCACTATAGTCTCACGCGGGTCGAAGAAGGGTAACCGGGCCACTATTGCGTTGTCAGCGGCATCGCGTCCGGGTTGGGTAACCATTGCTGAGCATGCTGGCAAGACTCGTGCGTTGGCCCAACCTTTCAAATGCGCGTCCGAACCGGCCAGCAAATACTTGGTCAGTTTCGGGAAAGGGTAGGTTAGCTTTGGCACAGCTATATTCTCGGCATCAACAATGACATACTTCCAATAATACTCTCTTCCTAGAGCCTCGGTGATTTCACGAGCACCGATCATCACAGTCTGTACGTTTTCAGCGGTTTTGCGTCGTAGTTCTAGATCGGCCATTGCAGCGACCAGCATTGGCATGGCACTTTGAGCAGCAGCTTCCTCAGCTGCCGTCTTGTTTTTGCCTATGCCAATGCCGGCGGCCATTAGCGGACTATCACTAGCGTTGCTTTCGTAAATTTTGACTGTAACCTGGTGTGTTGGATCGTGAGCTAATCCAGAGCTTTCATATGAATATCTGGGTGAACTAATCTTGCGTGCTTGCGTAAATTCATGCAGAGCTGAACGGGCTGTAGTGTTACCGTTGAGAGAGTGCATTAATTTATTCCACATTGCGGCTAGTGCTCGACCAAACCCGTGGCAAGTGGTGGCAAGTGCTCGACCAACGAGCTTGATTAAGTTCATACAGACGCGCAATCCGGCTCTGACGGATCGCGCTATTTGAGATCCAATGTATCCCCATAGTGGTCGTGTGATAATGAAGCCATAACAGATCATCATGAAGAATTGTTCCCCACGATTCATTTCAATAGGCTTGTTTGTTCGCACTCCCACCAATACGTTGGCGTTCCAAAGCATATGGAGGGCGATCCCAATAGGCAGACCACGCTTCCCCATATACAGGGCTGGCATACCCCACAACCAATGTCTCCACCCGGCCAATAACATGTAATCCACGAACGGCCCGGATATACCGCAGAATGTGTTTATGGCATACTCAACGAAAGGGAAGGCGAAAACGCCGACCCAATTGAGTTGAGCTTTAATACATTCTTCAGCTACTGGGTGGAATCCGACTAGCAAAAGAGCCTGATAGTCATTAGTGAACAAGGTGACTAAGTCGGAAGCAAGGTGACCGATGTACACTGGGTGCTGACCCGGGTAGTATGCCGGACGGCCTACTGACCCTGGGTAAATCTGTGAAACCCGGCGCAATGCTCCAGGTGGAACATCGACAGCTAGTATACGATCAAGTATTGGATGTGAGATGATGATTGGCACCGCAACGATAGTTGAGGAGATCCATTGTTCAAATCGTAGTATCTCAGTCCGTGACACACCATACAAATGTTCTACCATCTCCCAAGTAGCGTCCACGACGGCATGCAACTTGGTGGCATGGGGTCGCTCTTCTTCGCGTATGGTGAGAGGTATTCGATGCTCAACACATTTTAGTACGGATGGTATCAGGACTCGAAGCACGGGAATGAAGGCCGTGTCAAGAAGCAAACCCTGGCAGACAGCTTTGAGCCAGCGTTCACCTTGTGAGTCGGAGTAGTCTACTCTAGCGTAGAATGTTTTGGTGATAATACGGCCGATCTTTGGACCGTAAACCAGTCCAGAGTCGGTGGGATAAAATCGACCAGAACAATACTCAACATCAAACAAGTTGCGGACGATCACAAACTCCATTTTGAAGCCAAGCCGGGGCCACATGTCTTCGATGAACTCGACATAGGCCCTCCAAATGGTTTCAAGCATGACTGTGTGATTGTCGTCGCCCACACCATGAATGACGTGTGACTTTGGAGGGGCCCCGATTTGCTCAAACGCGTACTCGTCAGGTACCATACAAATCTGGGCGTCTCCGCTTGACGTGTCACCGTTGCCAGATGCCACAGTCGCACTAGTAGAATACTTAATGCCGTGACGAGTATAGCCTTTGGTGACGTTAGCCAACTTGATGGCTCTTAAATTCCGTGCTTTGACACGCAGGCGTCGATAAATTCGATTCTTCATGTTCAGAGAGCGGGTCCCACAATGAGCATCCAAGCGGACAGCGTCTTTCTCCAAGTGAACAATCGGCCCCTGAGAAGAGACCAACTTAATGGAGTGCTGGATGGATTCGCCCAATTGCTCTGCATTCAGACCACTGGTATACACCATATTGGTGGTTGGGCGGTTGTCATCATAGTGTCGATCCCGATCCGGAAGACAGTCAGTGTTCCACACATAAGCTATGTACTTGGTGACTGAAAAAGTGACAGGGCCGGTCAAGACCTGGTACATTGGGTACCGGCCTTGAATCAACCGTGGGTCATAATATTCAACCGTCCCGGACATAGACTGAGCTTCAGGGTGGCTCTTGAGAACATGTTCGATTTTAATGAAACCTTTGATGAGTGGCTTCACCTTGAAGTTGCCTTCTCTAAGATCCCGGCGAGCTTTCTTAAGCTCTTCTCGACGAGCAGGAGGAAATCGAGCTTCCCATTCATCGAATGGGATAACTTGGAGGCGCCCATGGCGCACCCACTTGCATTCCACAATAGGAAGCAAACGGTCAACAGTGTTGTCGATCTCATCCCACAACTCGGGGTCTTCAGGTGGTCGTGCTAACAAACCTCTATTAGTGACTGCAATCTCTTCATTATGCACACAAGCCCTTGATACCACTGGCATAGAAGTCGTGGTGCCTACTCCAAAGAGGGCGCACCCGAAACCTGGGTTACAAACTGGCTCAAGTGGCAGGTCGATTTTAGCCTCATGATGAATGGGCGTCAATTTCCTACCTTGGTTGCAAATATTGAAGAAACGCAAAACAGAGGGATAAAAGGCTACGACAGATCCGGCAAGATTGGTGGCGTACCACTGCAGGCATTGAACCACGTGAGTTCCTTTAACGAGAGTCCTTTGTGCCCACTCCGGCACCCACGGCGGGATGACGACAGTATGGCCCAGAGGTCGAATTTTCGAAATCGGAAACATGTTGAAGATATAGGCAAGTAAGGCGAGCCAATGCATGGAACCAGTGTTGCTAGTAGTAGCAGCCACGCGCTTTTGGTGTGCGCGCTCACGGTACCACCAATAAACATAGGTCAAGAGAAGGCAGACAGCAGTGAATACGGCCATGCTCCCAGCAAAGCCTAGGTAGGCTGTTGGTTGCTGGAAGTCAAGCAAATCACTAAGGCGTCTGATTGGTTTCTCGAACTCGTCGACTTTTGGTGCTAACATCTCAACTTCGTGATCAATGTCTGCGTAAAACGCTGTCACCGCCACTGCAAAAACGCTGTCTGCCATGAGCTCATCAGGTATGCTATACTTCTGAATGGCTTCTTTGGCTTTCTGCACGGCACTGGCGAAAAGATACTTGGTTCGATCTTTCCCTCGTACAAACATGCGGACTTCGTTGATAGCAGCTTTGGGGCAGTAGTACTTGCGACCTCCTTCGTTTTCAAGGTACAATATCCAGTTCCAAAATGAGTAGCCCGTGGCCACGTTGACATGAAGTTCAACGCAGCGGGTGGCAATCATTACGTCCTTCGTGAAAGGGCCTCTTGGGTCTTTAATTGGACGGGAACGAGTGTTGTCCTTTAAGGCATCATGGATGGAACAGCCTTCTGGTTCCAACTTTGAAGTGTCTACATCAACAGGAGCTGTTGTGAACACATAGATCAAAGTGTCACCATAACGACCTAAATGCTTCCATGCCATGCCAGATTTGCCGTCAGACCAATGTGCGGCACTGTGAACCCAAGCGTCGTCATGAACTAGGTACCCCATCGAATCATTCGCTGTTCGAATGTGGATTCCTTTTTCATCACGTCGATAGGTCAACTCACCACCACAAAGTGAGCCGATCGCATCATCATAAGCTCGAAAAGCTGCAAACACCATTTTCTCATGGCTCTTCTCTACTAGTGCGGACAAGTAGGAAGGATCACAGCCTTGCAAATTGTACAAGCTCATGAAGGCGTCGGCTCTGACACAGCTGCATTTAAGAGGCTCGTGCTGGCAACATTTGACTGTTGCAGCCCCCATCCGTGCGAAGCGATAGTCGACATAATCCTGTGGTTCCCTTGGAGACATGCAGACATGGACGTTCGAGCGTCGAGCCTTGTTGTGTCTGTTGGGATTCCCTCCGATGTCGATCACATTCAACTTACTAACACGGAAAGCGAGGTGTTCTTCAACAACTGCTCTCTCCGCAGCCAGTATTGGGTGGTCAGCTGGGCTAGTGCCTGATTTGGTGGCAAACTCAAAGCCAGGAAAGCGGGCATCAAGTACACGTCTTAACTCATCAGTTATCGTGTAAGATACTACGATTTTAATCTTATCAGTTGTTTCAGCTGGGCGCTTGACTAGGACATCATCATGTCCTTCATCGGCAGCTTCCGCAACTTTGTTTTCTGGGACCTTCTTCGGCGCTCCTTTCGAAGATTTCCCTGGGTCCCCACGGCCCCTACCACGACCGAATGTCGTCGCAAATGCACCACGAGCGGGTCGCTCAAAGCGATCACTTCTAGCAGGTGATTTGGTTTCCCCCCTACTGTCAACCCTTTCAGGCGTAGAGGCAGAAAAGTCAGTGTCATAAGTAGATTCCATATTAGCGTGTTTCGTTTTACGGTGAAACTAATTCTCAGACGAATTATTGCTAAAACAACAAGTGTTACTCAGGCGTTCACAATTAGGGTATTGTAATTCACGAGCT